ATCGGCAGAGAGGCGGTAACGAAGCTGGCTGAAGAGATTGAGGCCAATTTCGTATTCGCTGATATCGCCAAGCTATATGGGGCGCGGCTGCGTGAGCAACTCGCCGCTGGAGCCTATGATATCCATACCGAGGCTTCCGCACTCGCGCAGGCGGTTACTGCGGACCTTCAGACGGTCGCGCCCGATGGTCATTTGCGAATGTTCGCAGGCGATCCCCAGGGCGCTGGCCAGCCTTCGAGCACGCCGCCGACCGGTAACCGCCCGCCGGCGCCGCCGGCAATGGAGCAGGCGGTAATGATCGCGCCAGGTATCGCCTTTGTACGGTTCAACGCATTCATGGGCGATCCAAAGATTCTGAAGGATTTCACCACATTCCTCGACGCCAATCAGGGGGCAAAGACGCTCATCATCGATGCACGCACCCATGGCGGGGGCGGGCTGGATGAGATGGACGTGCTGTTCCCGCGTATTTTCGATACGCCGCGCACGGTGATGGTGATGGACACCCGCGCCTCGGTTGCGGAACAACGGGGGCCGCTGCCCTTTCGCACGCTGTTCAGGGTGGATGCCCCCAGGGAGTATCACCGTTTCGAACACCGCGTTTCGCCGAACAGTCCGTCGTCGCCATGGGCACGGGCCAAAATCTATTACCTGACATCGGGCCGTAGCGCCTCGGCCGCAGAGCATTTGGCGATGGTGCTTAAGGGGACTGGTCGGGGAACCTTGGTCGGTGCCACCACCTACGGGGCAGGGCATTATGGCGGACTGCGTGAATTGCCGGGAGGTTTTACGGTCTTCATTCCATATGGGCGCAGCTATTATCCCGGCGGTCAGGGCTGGGAACAGGTTGGAGTTGCCCCCGATATCGCGGTCGCGCCTGAACGCGCGCTTGTCAAAGTGCTGGCACTTGAAGGCGTCGCTGCGGCTGACGCGGAGCGACTCTCGGCCATGCACGCACCCACAGGCTCGATGCAGCGTCGCCGTCCCGCAGCGCGTTGAGTTGCCTCCACCGGGGGGGCATCGTGTTTCCAATGCGATTGGCCATGCCCCCTTGCACCCCGCGCCTCAACCGTTAGACGCCCCCTTTCATCCAAAGGGAGCAAGCAATGAGCGACTCGATTTCGGCCGAGCAGCTACGCCTTTTGATCGAGCGGATCGAACGGCTGGAAGAAGAGAAAAAGGGCATCGCCGACGACATCAAGGATGTCTATGGCGAGGCAAAGGCTACGGGCTTCGACGCCAAGATCATGCGCACCATCATCCGCCTGCGGAAGATGGAAAAGCATCAGTTGGACGAACAGGACGCCCTGCTGGAAGTCTATCGCGCCGCGCTGGGCATGGCCTGATCCTTGATCCTCCCCCTGGCCGGGGAGGATTTCCAGCACCGCTCCGGCGAGGTAACATGCCGCTTCCCATGCCGGAGGCGCATTTCATGATCCTGACCACCACCAACATGCTCGATGGCCATTCCGTCACCCGCTATCACGGCATCGTGACGGCCGAAGTCATCATCGGCGCCAACATTTTCCGCGACATGTTTGCCGGGATTCGCGACATCGTCGGCGGGCGGTCGGGCAGCTACGAACGGCCGCTCAAGGCGGCACGCAAGACCGCGCTGGCCGAACTGACCGAAGAAGCCAGCGCCATGGGCGCGAACGGCGTGATCGGCATCGATTTCGACTATGAAGTGATCGGCAAGGGCGGATCGATGCTCATGGTCTCTGCTTCCGGCACGGCGGTCACGGTCAGCGGGGTTTAGGTTTTTTCGGCCCAGCAGTGGGCAAAGCCGAAGGTTTGTTCGCGCCGAGGCGCGGAGACGCGGAGTTGTTGAACTGCGTTGCGGCGTTAGCCGCCCTCACCGCCGTGCAGTGCTTGGCAAGCCGTCGGAAATTAGGGCCGCTGACGCGGCGAGGATTGTTTCTCCGCGTCTCTGCGCCTCCGCGCGAACCACCTTTCTTCGCGCCTTTGCGCGAACCAAACCCCTTTCTGCGAAACCAGTAACCCAATCCCGCCATTGCACCACGACCCGCCCCTGTCCTAGAGAGCCGCATCCCAATCCAGAAGAGCGATCCATGGCAGGCCATTCCAAGTTCAAGAACATCATGCACCGCAAGGGCGCGCAGGATAAAAAGCGTTCGGGCATGTTCTCCAAACTCTCCCGCGAAATCACCGTCGCGGCCAAGATGGGCCTACCCGATCCTGACATGAACCCGCGCCTGCGCGCCGCCGTCAACGCGGCCAAGGCGCAGTCGATGCCCAAGGACAATATCCAGCGCGCGATCGACAAGGCGAGCAAGGGCGACGCGGAAAATTACGAGGAAATCCGCTATGAAGGCTTCGGCCCCGGCGGCGTGTCCCTGATTATCGAGGCGCTGAGCGACAACCGCAACCGCACCGCCACCAATGTCCGCACCGCCGTCTCCAAAAATGGCGGCAACCTGGGCGCATCCGGATCGGTCAGCCACGCCTTCGACCGTGTGGGCCTCATCACCTATCCCGCCAGCGCGGGCGATGCTGAAAAGGTGTTCGAAGCAGCTCTCGAAGCCGGGGCAGAGGACGTCACCTCGTCCGAGGACGGCCACGAAATCTGGACCGCCAACGCCGACCTGCACGAAGTCGCCAAGGCACTCGAACCCGTATTGGGCGAAGCCGAGGGCGCAAAGCTCGCCTGGCGCCCGCAGACGATGGTCGAAGTCGACGAAAACGACGCCGCGACCCTGTTCAAGCTGATCGACGCCCTCGACGACGACGACGACGTCCAGACCGTCTGGGGCAATTACGAAGTCTCCGACGCGGTGATGGAGAAACTGGACTGATCGGGTTCGAGCAAAGGCGCGAAGGCGCGAAGGAGAAGGTTGGTTCGCGCGGAGATGCGGAGACGCGGAGAAACAGCCTTTGCCGCGCCAGCGGCCCTCATTTCCGTTGGTTTTCCAAGCACTGCACGGCTGTGAGGGCGGCTAACGCCGCAACGCAGTTCAACAACTCCGCGTCTCCGCGCCTCCGCGTGAACCAGCTTTCTTCAAACCTTCTTCGCGCCTTGACGCCTTTGCGTGAACCAACGCTTTCTACTCTGCACCACTGCGCTTCCACACAATGATCATCCTCGGCCTCGACCCCGGCCTCGGCACGACCGGCTGGGGCCTGATCCGGGCGGAGGGCAATCGCCTGTCCCACCTCGCCAATGGTTGCCTGAAAACCGACAGCGCTGCCCCGCTGCCCCGCCGCCTTGCGCATCTCGATGCGATGCTGTCCGCGCTGCTCACCGATCACCGCCCCGATGCCGCCGCCGTTGAGGAAGTGTTCGTCAACGCCAACCCGCAATCGACCCTAAAACTGGGGCAGGCGCGCGGTGTGGTGATCTGTGCCGCCGCCCGCACCGGCATCGACATCGGCGAATATGCCGCCCGGCTGGTCAAGAAATCGGTGGTGGGTGTTGGCAATGCGGACAAGGCACAGGTGCACGCAATGGTCGCCCGCCTGCTGCCCGGCACGAAGATCGACGGCCCCGACGCCGCCGACGCGCTGGCGGTCGCAATCTGTCACGCGCATCATCTGGCCAGCGCGCGGCGTATTCCCTGACTGTGAGGTGACAGATGAGGCTGGAGTGGGCGGGATTTGACGGGCTTGGGCGGGATTTGGTGGGATGGATGGCAGTTTTCCGCCAGTTTCTAGGGTGGCGTGTTGCGGGCTGTGGCGTGAAGCGTTGTCAAGAGTCGCGGGCCGTTTAGACAACGCTCTGCCAGCGTCAGCTGGAGTTGCGGCGCGCGGGGCCGTTTTAGAACAGGGGCGGTCCAAGAGCGTTCGAACGGCAGTTTTCCGGGGTTAAACCGCCATGCGACCAACGCGCGGGGGCGAGGCGAGCGGCCCAGTATCGGGCAATTAAGTGGGACCAGCCGGTCCCAGTTTCTTTTTCCGGTCCCAGTTAGCGAGGAATGGCGGTTTTCCGGGCGATGCGGGCCGATGTGCGTCTCTGCGCCGCCGCCTGACCTGTCGCTTAAGTGGGACCGTTTTCGATCAGGCGAAAAGCGCCGCGATCATGCTGATCGCCACAAGGCCGACCAGGGCACGCGCGACTGGTGACAGCGCCGGGCGGTTATCATCCTCCCGATCCGACCAATCATTCAGCATCGGACCCCACACGAACATCCAGTAGCTTAATGCAGGTGCCAAAGGTTTTGATCCTCACCCCTTCGAGGTCCAAGCGCTCACCCGCCTCGATCGTCAGCCCTCGTTGAAGCGTGGCGAGCTGCGTAGCGTCGAGCGATTGGCCAGGGCGAACAGCTTGATAGATGCGGGCGATGTGCGGAGCGATATCGTCCCCGGACCCGCACTGCTCGCCATAGCCGCTGCGGACTTGAAGGTTCCATACCTTGGCGTTTGCGAGGGTGTAGATGCCGACGGAGCGGCCCTTGAACGCCATTTGGCGGACATAGCCCCCGGAAAAACTGTCAGCGCGGGTATCGTCTGCAACCGGCTCACGCCAAGGCGCTCCCAAGGAGTCAATGAGGTCACGCGCATCGACCTCGTCGATCGGGAAGCTCGGTCGCGCATCTAATGCCGCAGCGGACGGCTGCGCGGTTGTGTTCATCACCGGCTGATCTTGATCGCCCTCCGCTGGCGCTGGTCCGCAAGATGCCAGCGCATAGAGGGCCAGCGCGGCAAAGCCGCGACGCGCATTATTATTCGCCATCGATCAGACCCTTTTCACCACTGCCACGACGCGACCGACGATGTGAAGCTCGCCGTCCACCGCCGTGTCGGGTGGGACGGCGGGATTGTCGGACAGGATTTTCACGCTGCCGTTCGACATGGGGCGCAGCCGCTTTATCATACCGACCTCGCCGATGGTGAAGGCCCAGATCAGATCAGCGGTGTGCAGGCGGTTCTGACCGCGATCGATTAGCAGGATGTCATTGTCCTGAATCGTCGCCGCCATCGAATCGCCCTGTCCGCGCGCCCAAAATAACTCGCCCGGTACGCTGTGAGTGAAATTGCGGAGCCAAGCGCGCGAGAAGCTGCGGGTTTGTGCCTCGGTAGGGCTATCCACATATGCTGCACCGAGGCCATAACGCAGGTCGATCTCTGCCACATCTACCAGGTCAGATGATCCTGCGTCTTGGGGACGATAGCCCCCTCTTACATCCTTAAAAACCGCTGCAATTGCGGGATCATCGGTTTCGCCCATCAGATATTCGGGCGTGGTTTCCAGCGCCCGCGCCAGCTCATGGAGTTTGCGGCTACCGGTTTTGTTATTTTTGATGAGCGCGTGAATGGACGGCTGCGCCATGCCGACGCGCCGCGCCAGCTCGGCTTGGCTCATGCCGAGCTTACCCAGTCGTTCCTCGATTCTGCGGCCCATTGTCATGGGTGTGCACTTTATAGACGCGGCTATAGCTGGCGATGAAGATGTATCTATTGACCGGGCTATAGAAGCATCTATAGTTGCGTCTATGGCACGCATCTCACCACACGAAGCCTTACGGCTCGCGCTCGATAAAATCGGCTCACAATCCGCGCTTGCGAGGGTGTGTGGCGTGAAGCAGCCCAGCGTCTGGAACTGGTTGGCTAAGAACAAAGAATTGCCCGCCGAGCATGTGTTGGCAGTTGAGTTGGCATCAGGGGTTTCCCGTCACGATCTGCGGCCTGACATCTATCCGCGCATCAATCGTAGCGGAGGGCGCGCAACTGCTCGTCGTCTAAATGCGGAGGCCCGATAGACATGGCTTCCGCTGTGCGTGACGTGCTGCTGGTCGAGCAGCTGAACGAAGTCGATGCCATCGTATCGGTCGAGACGTCGATGATCGACGAGGGCGAGCGGTTGCGGCCGATCGATCCGGTCTGGGCAGAAGCGTTGGGCGAGCTGATGCTGCGGCAGGGCCAGCGGACGCCGATCGACATCTGTATCAGCGCGGACGGCACTCGATTCGAGCTAGCGGGCGGCGGTGGTCATCGCCTTGCTGCCGCCAAACTGGCTGGTATCGAGTATCTGAAGGCGGTCGTTCACAGCGCCGACGCAGACGAGCGACGCAATCGTGAGGTGGCCGAAAACCTGCATCGTCGCGATCTCGATCCAGTCGAGCGCGCTGCGTTTGTGGCCGAAGCCGTCGCAATCCAGAAGCGCCGCGCCGGTGTAAATCCGGAGCACAGCGGTCGCTCGATTGCGGCGCAAACTCGCTGGCAAAAAGCCCTGAAAAATGAGGCTCTTGATGCAAACGACACAATGTCGCTTGCATATGGCTGGACAACTGAAGTTGCAGACGCACTGGGCTTCAACAAGCGCACGATCGAACGCGATCTGCTGCTCTACCGTCGTCTTTCCCCGTCGCTGGTTCAGCGACTGCGCGACGTGCGACACCCGATTTTGTCGAATGCATCGCAGCTGCGCGCGCTCGCTAAGCTGGAAAGCCAAGATCAGGTCTGGGTGGTGGATCATCTGACCGGTGCGACGGGACGCGAACCCGCCAAAAACGTCAGTGAGGCGCTGGGGCGGTTGCGCGGTGCGAACCGTGCGCCGAGCGATCCTGCGGCAAAGCATCTGTCGGCATTTATCGGCGCGTTCAGCCGCATGTCGCTGACCGAGAAGAAGGGCGCGCTGCGCGAACTGCCGCTGCCAGCCGGGTTCCGGGTGCTCGATCCGGGCCAGCAAGCCGCGCCCGACGAGAAACTACTCGCTGAACTGGTCGCGGCGATGCGCGCGGCGATCGAGGTGCTGAACCGGCTGAGCGATGGCGGCGAGCCGGTCGAAGACGATGACATCCACAAGGCAAGCGCCGGGCTTCAGCTGTCGCTGATGGCCGTCAACGCCGGGGCTGTGCCGATTCCTGGAGGTGACGCATGAAGACGTTTGAACGCCCGCAGCCCGCTGCGGCGCGGCACTTCACCCTGTTCGCGATCGTCGTGGACGCGGTGCTCATGGCGCTTTGTCTCGCGGCCTGGATGACGCTGTTCTTCGTGGTGCTGCCATGAACGCCCCGGTGTCGATCATGTCGCCGGTGCCTCTCCGCGAGGTGCGCGACCTGCTGACGCTGGTGACGGCGTTGCAACAGATCAAGCGGCCCGCAGGGGCGATCCTCAACACGATGAAACTCGCAGGCGCGCAGGTCTGGTTCGCCAATGGGGCGTTCATGGTGCGTTTTCGCGGCGTTGTCGGGTCTTCGACGGCAGGCGGGATGATGCTGGTCAATAGCTGGACGCGCGCGGCGCGGCGCAAGCTGGGAGACGCGGCATGAACCGCGAATGGTATCTGGACATCGTCCGCCATGACGGACGTAACCTGCTCGCGGTGATCGACACGCAGGCTCGCACCGTCGAGTTCGAGGCGCTGGACGGTGCCGATGCAACGGATGTCGTGCGGGCGCTTCGCAATGTGATGATGCGGACCGTGCCCGGCTGGCCGCGCGCGATCATCACGGATCAGCACCGGTTGCTCACTGGCTTGGGTGAGAAGATCGGCGTCGAGCAGCGGCTTTCGTGCCCGTCGATCCAGCGGATCGTCGAGCGCCGGATTCGGGAGGCGCTGGCATGACCGAGCATGAGATCAAGGCGCTCGATTTTATCCGCGAGCGGATCGTGCGGGGCGGGTTTTCGCCGTCGCGGCGCGAGATCAGCCGCAGCATCGGCATTTCCGTTCCGGCAACGCAGCGGATCGTGGAGTCGCTCGATCGCCAGGGCAAAATCCGGTGCATTCCCGCGAAGCATCGCGGGATCGAACTGACCGAAACGGTCGATGTCCGCACGGTGCCCAGCGATGTGCTGCGCGCGGAACTGGCGCGGCGTGGCATCACGCTGGAGGCGCTGAACGGCGGCGAGAAACGCTGGGTTGGCGGCGCGGGCACAGCCAAATGCGCCGCGCCGGGGTGCCAGATGCAGGCCGATCGCGGGCATTTGATGTGCCTGACCCACTGGCGCGCGCTGCCGCGCGAATTGCAGCTGGAAATCATCGACGCCCATCGCGAGGCCCGGCGCACCGGATGCCCCGACGACGCGCAACGCTATGGCGATGCGGTGCAGCGCGCCCGCGACCTGCTCGACACGCGATTCAGCGGCGTTTTCGAGGCGCGCAAGTGATGGCCGTCGATCGCTCCGCCGACCTGCGCGCCAAGCGGGAACTGTTCGAGTTCGCGATGCGCGAGAATATCAGCATGGGCGAGGCCAAGGCGCGTCTGGCTGCGGCGCGGCACGCCGACGCCAGCGCGCGGCTTGCCGCCAAGCAACGGTGCGGCACCGAAACCCGCATCACCTGCACTTGCTCGCACGTATTCGGGCTGGATGGCGAATGCCCAGATCATGGGCTGGAGGAGTTGCGCCGCCCGCTGCCCTTCTACCAACAGGGACAATATGCATGATCCGCTATCGCGATAATCGCGGTCGGCTGCCGCCGCGCCGCGCGCCCCAGAGCCTGCGCCCGGCACGCATGGATGTGGTGCAGGCCGATGCCTTCGCCCAGTTGATCGCGGCCCTGCCGCAGTCGCCCGCGAATGATCGGGGTGACGCATGACGGCGGTCACCGACATGGGCGATCGTGCCCAGGCCATCGCGGCGATCATCCGCGAAATGGCAGGGCCGCGCACCGTCAGTGCCGCCGCGCCGCGCCTGCGGCTGGGTGCGCCGTCCCCGGCGCGCGTTGTGCGGGTCATCGGTCATCCGATGGAGCGGGCCGCGCCCGCTATCGCCTGGCTGCGCGGCAATGGCGTGTCGGTGTCGTCGGCCAGCTGCACGATCCACGGATCGACATGGCATGTGTCGTGCCATCCACGCGCGCTGAACGCGGTCGAAGTGATCGCGCTGGCCGAGCAGCTGGGCTTTGGCCAGCAGGACCGCGCGCGGTGAACCGCTACATGGACAGTCGCGGGCGGATGCTGATCCGCCGGGGCAGCAGCCGCGTCGATGCGCTCCAGGCGCGGGCGCAGGCAGCGACGCTGGCCGATGCGATCGCGCGTGAAGCGGTGGAGGCCGGGGATCGCCGGGCGCGCGCCTGGTCAAGGGACAGCATGTCCGACCCGCTGCCGGTGCGGCACCCGACGCCGGTGCTTTCGGTGCCCGCACAGGGTCCGCAGGATTGCCGCCCGATCGCGGTCAACCGCGAGCCATGCCCGCGTTGCGAGACGCGCGGCGACCTTGGCTGCGCGCATCAGCGGCCCTTTGTGGCGGAGGCGGGATGATGCCGGTCGATCCACGCATTCAGGCTGCGCTCGACGCACCGTTGCGCGCGCAATCCCAGCATTTCGCACCCGCACGAGCTACCGCAGCGGCTAAGGGATACTTCACCCGTCCTGGTTCCGGCCCCGAAGGCGAGACATGCAGGTCATGCGCCAACGTCGTCGCGCATCATTACAGCCGGACCTTCTACAAGTGTGCCCTCGTCACACCCACCCACGGCGCTGCCACTGATATTCGGCTTCGCTGGCCCGCATGTTCGGGCTGGCGTGCCCGCGATGAGGCGCGCGGCTGATGGGCAAGCGCCGTCCCTCGATTCCTGCGGGCCAGTTCGCGTTCAGCTTTGACCCGCCCGCGCCTGCGCGGGCGCAGGGGTCGCTGGCGGGGCTGGGTCGTGAGATCGCGGCGACGGTGGCGGTCATGCTGAAAGAGGATGGCCGATCGCGGTTCGAACTGGCGGGCAAGGTGTCCGAGCTGCTCGACGACGACGTCACCAAGGGAATGCTCGACGCCTATGCGTCCGAAGCGCGCGAAAACCACGCCATTTCGGCCGAGCGGTTGCTGGCGCTGGTCGCGGTCACCGACCGGCACGACCTGCTCGACCGGCTGATGCGCAGGATCGGTGCGACGGTGCTGGTCGGCGAACAGATTCTGACCGCCGAGCTGGGGCACATCGACCGCCAGATCGCCGAACTCAAGAGCCGCCGCCGTTCGATCGAGAACGCCGCCCCGGTGATTGCCACGAACGGAAAAGGGAGTGTGAAATCGTGAAGCTTGGCGGGGGAAAAGAGTGGTTTACCGCAGCTGAGCTGGCCGATCTGCGCCTGCCCGGCCTGCCGCGCGCCAAGCGCAAGGTCAACGATCTGGCAGCAGCCGAGGCGTGGTCGATTCGCACAGGCCCGAATGGCGAGAAGATGGTGCGCCCGCGCAAAGGACGTGGTGGCGGTTGGGAATATCATATCGACGTGCTGCCCGTGACGGCGCGCGCCGCGCTGCTGAAGCTGGGCGTCGGCGCAGTCGCGCATGTCGCGCCCAAGCCCGAAACCCATGCCGATGGCCTGTGGCGCTGGCTGGAAGGGCAAAGCGACAAGACGAAAGAGGAAGCCCGCCGCCGCCTGAAGGTGTTGCAGCTGGTAGCGTCCTATGAGCAGCTGGGCCTCAACCGGTCGGCGTCGGTCGCGAACGCCGCAGCGCGGATGAAGATCGGCGCATCGACGATCTGGGGCTGGTTCGAACTGGTTTCAGGCGTCGGCCCGGCTGACTGGCTGCCGCATCTTGCGCCCCGGCGCGTGGGCGGCGCGGCAGAGGCGGCGATCGACGCGCTGGCATGGCAGTATTTCCTGTCGGACTATCTACGCCCCGAACAGCCGACGTTCAGCAGCGCCTATCGCCGCACCCGCGACGAGTTCGCCGCACCGCGCGGTATCACGGTGCCGCATGAGCGGACGTTCCGCCGCAAGCTGGAGCGGGAAGTCCCGTTGCCGGTCATCACCGTGCGCCGGATGGGCGAAGAGGCGCTGCGCCGGTCGCTGCCGCCGCAACAGCGCACGGTGGCCGAGCTTTGCGCGCTGGAAGCGGTGAATATCGACGGGCACAAGTTCGACGTGTTCGTCCAATGGCCCGACGGGCGCATCGGACGCCCGATCATGGTGGCGGTGCAGGACATTTTCAGCCGCAAGTTCCTGTCCTGGCGGATCGACGAAAGCGAAAGCGCGCTGGTCACCCGGCTGGTGTTCGCGGATCTGTTTCGCGACTGGGGCATTCCCAAGCACTGTATTCTGGACAATGGCCGGGCGTTTGCCGCCAAGTCGATTACGGGTGCCGCCAAGAGCCGGTTCCGGTTCAAGATTCGTGAGGACGAGCCGACCGGCGTGCTGACCGCACTGGGCGTGCAAATCCACTGGGCGATGCCCTATCGCGGTCAGTCCAAGCCGATCGAGCGCGCGTTTCGCGACCTGTGCGACACGATCGCGCGCCATCCGGCGATGGCGGGTGCCTATACGGGCAACCGGCCCGATGCGAAGCCCGAAAATTACGGCAGCAAGGCCATCCCGATCGACGTGTTCCGCGCGCTGGTGGACAAGGGCATGGCGGCGCACAATGCCCGTGAGGGACGCCGCACCGAGATGACGCGCGGCGGCAGTTTCGACGCCACCTTTGCCGAATCCTATGCCCGATCGGCGATCGGCCGGGCCACGCCCGAACAGATGCGCCTGGCGCTGCTGACCGCCGAGGAGCGGCCCTGCGACCGGAAGACCAGCCATGTCACGCTGGAGGGCAATCGTTATTGGGCACCCGAATTGTCGGCCCATGCTGGCGAGAAGCTGATCGTGCGGTTCGATCCCGACAATCTGCACGGGTCGGTCCACTGCTACACCCGCGACGACCGCTATATCTGCGAAGCGCCGGTCTATGCGGCGGTCGGCTTCCTCGACAAGGCGGGGTCGAAGGCCCGCGCCAAGCTGGAGCGCGAATATCGCCGCGCGGCAAAGGAGGCCGAGGCCAAGCTGGACCTGATCCGCACGGCCGATCTGGCCGCGTTGCTGCCCGACCATATCGACGAAACCGACCCGATCGAGCCGAGCGTGGTCCGCCCGGTGCGGTTCGTCGGGAACGCCGCGGTCAAGCTGTCCAGCGACACGCACCGCGCCGCCGCAACCGCGCGGCAGGCAGCACGCATGGCCGATGTGGATGCGTCGATGGCGGGCCTGACCAAGCTGCGCGCAGTCAAGTAAAACGAAGGAGAACAGGGCAATGAACGACCCCAAGAACATGCCGATCGACATCGGCGAGATGCACGCCTGGCTGAAGGAATATCAGCTGCGCTCGCATAAATCATGGTCCGCCATTTCGCGGGAATCGGGGATCGGCAAGGGCACGATCAGCACGTTCATGTCGCTGTGGCCCAAAGGCGACTATCCCGGCAACGCGCAGAACATGGCGGAGCGCGTTTTCCAGTATCGCCAGAAGGTCGATAATCAGGAAAAGCACGCCAGCGCGGTGCTGGAGCGCCCCGATTTTGTGGCCACGCCGACCAGCAACCGCGTGCTGGGCCTGTGCCAGTTGTCCGCAATGGGCCGCATCGTCGCGGTCGCCACCGGCCCCGGCACCGGCAAGACCTATTCGCTGGAGCATTTTCGCTCGGCGTTTGGCGACACGTGCTGGATGATCACGCTGCGCGAGTCCACCAAGACGCCCGCCGCGATGCTGATGGAAGTGATGCGCCAGATGGGCCTGCACGGGCGGCGCGGCTGGACCCAGCAATGTTCTTCGGAAATCATCGAATATGTGCGTCACAAAAAGGGTGTGCTGATCGTCGATGAAGCCAACCATGCGCTGCTGCCGACGCTGGAGGAGCTGCGGGCGATCCATGATGCAACCGAGTTGGGCATCGTGCTGGCGGGCAATGAGGAACTGCACACCCGCATCCACGGCGGCACCAACCGGCACGCCTATGCCCGCCTGATGAGCCGGATCAGCGGCTGGCTGTTGCAGGATCTGCCGGAAGAACGCGATGTCGAGATGTATCTCGACCATCTGGACATCATCGAGCCGGATATGCGCCGCCCGTTGATCGAAGTCGGGATCAGCCCCGGTCATGGCGGTCTGCGCGAAGTGCAACAGATCATCCAGCAGGCGCAGCTGATCGCGATCGGCGAGGATGAGGTGATCAGCGCCGACTATATCAAGCGGGCACGCCGGATGCGTAGCATGAAGGTGCTGCGGGGGATGGCGGCATGAACGCGATCACGGGCAGTGTGCGGCTGGCCGACGATGCGCGCCGCTCGCTGGGCAGGGGCGGCAAGTCCAACGGCGAGCGCGTCAGCCCGCATCGCGGCCGAATGATCGCCAAGGTCCATGTCGCCAAGAAGGCGCTCAACCTGGTCGAGGATGATTATCGGCAGATCCTGCTCGACGAAACCGGGCATGTCAGCGCGAAGGATTGCAGCGACGCCGATCTGGTCAATCTGCTCAAGCGGTTTGAGCGGATCGGGTTCAAGGCGACGGCAGGGAAGCCGGGCGGCGCACGTCCGGCCAGCCACCCCGGCGCGGGCAAGGCGCGGGCCTTGTGGATCTCGCTCTACCAGCTGGGCGTCATCCACAATGACAGCGAGGCGGCGCTGGAAGCGTTCGCCCGCCGCCAGTTGAAGTGCGAGCGGCTGCAATGGGCCAATCAGGCGCTGACCTATCGCCTGATCGAGGCGCTGAAGGCGATGGCGCAGCGGGCCGGTTGGGATCAGGGGCTGGAAGGCGTGGCGACCGCGAACAAGGTGATCGTGCTGAAGCGCCGCCTGGTCGAGGCGCAGATGGAGCGGCTGCGCGCGGCGGAATGGGTGCATCCCGACTGGGACGTTCGCCGCACGGCACGCGAGTTTGGCGGGGTCGAGATCAGGTCGATCCTGTCGGCGACCTTGCCCGAACTGGACGATGTCGCCCGCGTGCTGGGCCGCGCGATCGGCGACGCGAAAGCGGCGGGGAAGCTCAAGTGACCGCCGCGCTGAAACAGGGCTATGCGCCGCTGTATCAGCCGGGCTGCACCTGCCCCGGCTGTGGCAAGTCGCAATGGACTGTCGGCCGCTTCTCGGCCGAGTGCGTCTATTGCGCCACCGCGCTGCCGTTCGGCCCTGCGCGCGGCGTGCCCGCCACCCCGCATCACCCCAGCTGGGCCGACCGGGTGTGAACATGTTTCGTCGCCCTCCCGGTGAAGCCGCTGCCGAATTGCAGGTGCAGCTGGCCGAGATTATCGGCGAGGCGAATGTCACGCGCCTGATCGAGCAGCTGGGGGGCACCCGCACCTTCGTGCCCAAGCGAATCGGTGTGCATCATCCGATCGCCCATGCGATCGGCGCAAAGGCCGCGTCCCTGCTCGCCGACCGGCTGGGCGGCGCGACGCTGGATCTGCCCAAGGCGCATTATCGCCGCCAGCGCGCCCTTGAAACCGCGCTCAACATGCCGGAAGGCATGACGATCAAGGATGTGGCCTTGTCGTTCGACTATACCGAGCGCATGATCTACAAGATGCTTGAGAAGCATCGCGCCGACCAAAAGGCGGCGGAAGACCAGATGAGCCTCTTCGACCTGAAATAGTTCAGGTAAGACCCGCCACCCTCACGGCCCATAGACCGGTGCATGGGCGGGCTGGATCAAGAACACATCATCACCTTGTTTGGCGCGCGCTTTTGCGCGGCCTATCCCAAGGTCGCGCAAACCGAAGGCGGACTGGTCAACGACCCCGTCGATCGCGGTGGCATCACCAAATATGGCGTCTCGCTGCGTTTCCTGATCCATGAGGGTCAGATCGATGTCGATGGTGACGGCATTGCCGACTTCGACCTGGACATGGACGGCGACATCGACGCCGCCGACATCCGCGCGTTGCAGCCGATCGACGCGATGTACCTGTTCCAGCGGTGTTTCTGGAACCGTCTCGATTGCGAGAGCTTCCCGCGCCCGCTGGGCGAGGCGATGTTCGACCAGGGCGTCAATGGCGGCAACGTCGCCGCCAAAAAGCTGTTGCAGCGCGCGATCAATCAGATCCTCGCCCGGTTCTGGAACTATCACGATCGCCCCGCCATCCTGCGGGTGGACGGCGTGGTCGGCGATCTGACGCGAGCGGCGCTGGACTGGTGCCTGAAGTTGCCTGCCGCTGGCATGGTCAAACTGATGGACGCCTATCGCGAGGAAGCGGCGACCCGCTATCGGGCGATCGTCGCCCGCGACCCCGCACAGCGGCGGTTCCTCGACGGGTGGCTGCGCCGCGCACGGGAGCTGGGCCGATGAACTGGCTGACCCTTGCCCGCTATGGCATTCCTGCGGCGATCGCTGCCTTCCTGATCTGGGCGACCATCGACCGGTTCGACAAGGCGCGCACGGTCGCGCTGTTCGAACGGTGCGAAAAGGCCGCTGGAACGCCTGCCGACCCGCTGCCCTGTCCCAAGGCGATCGCGGAACGGATCGATGCGGCGCGGCGTGGTGTCGAGTGTGAAACGGCGCTGGCCGCCGCCGATCTCTATGCCATTCGGGCGACGTGCGGCGCGCAGGTCAAGCGTGCGGTCGCCGATCGCGATGCGGCGCGCGCGGATCTGAAGGCCGCCGCCCGCCAGCTGGCCGAGCAGCGCGCCGACTCCCTCCAGGCCATCGCCCGTGCCGAGGCCCGCGCCACCCAGTTTGCCGACAGGAAAGCCGACAATGAACGAACGATCGACGCTGCGCCGCGTGGCGCTGATGGTAGTGTGCTGTGCGATGCTGAGTGCGTGTCTCGCCTCGCCGGAGACGCGCCCGGCGCGCGCCGCTGATCCCATCGTCGAAACCCGCACCGTCCGTGAAAAGGTCTGTCCCGACGAGGTGGCGGCCCCGCTGCCGCCGCGCATCGCGACCCCGGCTGGAGCTGCGATCGCGGCGAGCGAGGAGGTGCTGCGCTGGATCGGGCAGCGGTTCGCGCGCGAGGAAGTGCTGGAAAAGCGGCTGGCCGATGCGCGGGCGGGGTGCGGCGCATGAGCGTGTTCACGCCATCGCCCAGCCCGACGCTGGAGACGCGGGTCGCGGCGCTGGAGACGTTGCTGGCGGCGTTGAACGGCAATGTCGATCAGAATGCCACCGCCGCCGCCGATGCGCTGGCCGTGGTGAGCGGCGCGCGGCAGTCGGGCGATGCGGCGCTCACCACGGCGCTAACCCAAGAGCAGAACGCCCGAATTGCTGGGGATCAGGCGAACGCGAACGCGCTGGGGCAAGAGATCGTCGCGCGCGCGCAGGGCGATCAACTCAACCTGACGGCCCTGCAACTGGCCGAGGCCAAGGTTTTTGCCCTGCGCGATTCGATCGCGGCGCGGGTGTTCGAGGCGTGGACGGCGTTGGAAGCCACCCCATTGCCGCAGCCCTGGGACGGGTTGCCCTTTATGGTGCTCGACAGCGACGAGGACGAACATAGCGATCCGATCACCGCCGCGACGGTGCGAAATGGCGGCATCTATCTGCCGGTCGAGCAGGCCACGCCCCTCCCTTCGGGGTGGAAGCGGGTTGCCGATACCACGGCCTATGCGGCCGGGCTGGCCCGCGAACTGGCGCAGGCTTGGGCGGCGCAGGAAAGCGGCGAGGTCGATCCGGCCTATCCGGGGCTGTCGTCGGCGCGTGCCTATGCGGTGCTGGCGGCGGCGGATCGTGAAGCCGTTGATGCCATTGCCGCCTTTTGGGGGACTCTTTTTGTCACAGAGGTGGCTGACGATGATGTTGTCGCCCAGGTTGACCAGGCGGGGCGCAAATCCTTTTCCACCAATGGTGACGGCACCTATCAAGCCTCGTTTCTGCGCGGCCGATGGATGAAGTATTTCGCCGCCGAATTGGCGCGCGTCGTCGTCACCGATGGCACCGGCAAGCCTGTGGGGTCGATCGAGCGGAGCAAGTCCGACCCGCGCCTGATCGAAACAGACGGGGCCGGGAGCATCCTGCGCCGGGTTCTGGCCGATGGCACGATGCTGATCCCGCTGCTCGAATCGGTGCGCGGTAAGATCGGGACGCTGCGGACGGGCGAGGTCGCATTCGAGGATGCGATGGGCGTGTCGGCGGGGAGCATCGCGCGCAACCCCTTTAGCGTGTTTCCGGCAGTTGCCGACCCAGCTGGGCGGATACTGGACGCGCGGGGCGCAGACGGCGCGTTGCAGCGCCCCGATTATGGAGGGGCATCGCGCTTCGCCGGATCGATGCTGGGCGGCAACGCCGAATACAGCCTGCATAGCGCCCGGCGCATCGATGGCGGGCATGATGTCTGGCTGGTTCGCAACGACGGCGGCGGGCGGCGGCGGGTCAGCCAGGAGGGCAGCACGGCGGACCATCTCAACCCCGCGATCGTGTCGGTGCCGACCGGCCATTATGTCGTTTACACGAAACGCACGGGGCGTGCGGTTGAACTGCGCGGCGTCAAGATCGGCGGTGATGGCAGCGAAGTGCCTTACGAAAGCACGCCCGCGCAGGTTTGCGCTGGCGACAGCTACACGCACCAGGACAACCTGAACTCGGTCGCGACCGAGCACGACCGGAAGGTCGGTCGCTACCAGTTGTTCGGATCGGGTGGATCGAACCCGCTGGCCGATTTCGCCGCACTGGCAGGCGGTACGGTAACGGTCGGGCAGTCGGGCAACAATCCGACGCGCAACGACGGCTCGACCGCGCAGACCAGTTATACCGATGACGGCAGCTACCGCACCTATCCGGCCCTGACCAAATGGCAGGACCGCACGATCATCTTCACGCAAGGTCAGAACGAAGAAGTCGGCAACGTCGCCGCTCTAATCGACGGGTATATCAGCGTCCTCAACTGGATGACGCCGGTCCATAAACGGATGCTCATCATCGAATGGGCACCCGCCGCCGACTGGACGCAGGCGCAGGTGGACGCGCTGCGCGCAGACTGGGCGGCGTTGAAGGCGCATCCGATCGTCGGGCCGCACTGCGTCGACATGTGGGACTTCATGCGTGCCAATGGTGGCGGCGGCACCGTCGGGTCGGCGGGGGGCGAGGTCTGGGCGCTGGGTAACTACGCGTTGCCGGGAGACGCCATCCACATGGCCCCGCTCGTCGGTGGAGTAAATTATGGCCGCGGCATCGCCAACGGCCTCAACGCACGCGGATTTTAAGGAGACACGATCATGCCCAGCGGCCTCAAGTTCAGCATCCCCACCACCCTCACCGGTGCCCGCGCCCGCCTGCTTCCGGTCGAAAGCTACGACCAGCGGGCCTATGGCGGGATGGCGACCGGCATCAAGCTGTGGGATACTCGGTTGAACCCCGGAACCTCTTTTGCCACGCTGCAAAACTCGATGCCGGGCAAGGGTGCGAACACCTTTTCGGCGGGCAGCACCGCCCCGGCCACGTTGATCGGTGGAGGCATCAACTTCCCCTCGACTGTCGCAGGCGTCACGGGAATTGCGATTGGTGCGGCTGCATCGGTCGCCAGCGTTACGGGCGAGATCGCCGGCACCGCGCTGACCGTCTCGGCGGTATCATCGGGCACGATCAAACCCGGCGCAACCTGCGTGGTGAGCGGTGCCGGGGTCACTGCCAACACGCGGATCATCGCGCAAGTCAGCGGCACGCCGGGAGGTCTGGGCGTTTATACGGTCGATACCAACCACGCGGCGACTGGATCGGTGGCTCTGTCGGTCAAAAACCTGCACGTCAACGACCTGACCCAGCCCGGCTGGGGCGCGAGCGACGAATATCTGATAACGTCAGTGTTCAAGGTGACGGGCACCGGGGCCGACGGCAATCAGCGCCCTATTTTCTGGCAGGCCGACAGCGGTGCGGTGATTGCAACCGGGCGGGCACAATTGGGGATCACCTGGAATCCGATTAACGGACTCGCGATCTATGTGGCGGGCAAGGGCGCCGCTCTCGGCGTAGTGCCCGCCACCGACAAGATTTATGCGATCGGCGTGCGAATCATCCC